AGGGGCGGAAGCGGCGGCGCGCTCGCGGGCAGCGACCTCTTCGGCGTCTTTCTTTTTCTTCTTTTCTTCGTCGTCGCCATCGCCTTCGAGGGCTTTGACGCGAGTGGCGACGCCGTCGATGGCGGCCATGACATCTTTGAGGGTGGGCTCTTCGGCGGCTTTGACAGCAGCCGCAGCCGGAGGAGTGGCAGGTGTGGACATGGTGGGAGCGGTGTTTTTGCTGTCGGGGGAGCCGCCCGACGCGGTTTTGCCCGTGGAGGGCGAAAGGGGGAGGCCACCCAAGCGGGCAGCGATCAGGGCGGGCATGCGCGCGCCGAAGGCAGGAGCGTTTACGAGGCCGCCAGCCGCATGTCCTGGGATCAGCGACAGCGGACGGGAGGTTTCCGGATCGATCAGGAACGCGGGCGAAAATGAGTAGAACGACTTACCCTCAAGAGAGTCACTTCCGGCATCCGTCCAATCGACGGCTGCGATGATGCCGCGCGTTGCATCCCACCGAAATGCGATGACCCACGCAGCGGCTTCTCCATCTTCGTGATCGAAATCGATCCATACGCGGCGGCCGGCACTCGTCATCTCGGCAAAGCTCGCAGCGATGTTGTTGAACGCCGCTTCGTCACAGATGACTTCACCGTTGAAGCCCTCGCCGTCCACGCCGCCGCCAGCTGAGATGACCGTCGCTCCGACCGGAATCCACACGATCTCGCATGGAGGAATAAACGTCGGCGCCTCAGTCGTGCAGGTGGGCAGGTCCAGCGCCTGCGGGGGCAGGAACGCGAGGACTTGGGTTGCGGCGGATTGAGGCTTGCTCATTTACTCAAAGCCCGCCGCGTCAAGTATTGCCCCGCTCTTCTCGCGCCGCCGCCTGGCTTCTTTCGCCGCTGTCGAGCGCGGCGATGTTCTCGACAGGAACGTCGAGCTCAGTCGCCAAGTCTTGAATATATTTTTGCTCGGTCGCGCGCTGGCGGAGGACTTCTTTCCAGTCGCCACCCTGCTCGCCAAGCACGTCGCGGTATGTGCGCACGCCGGCGCGAAGCTCGTTGATGAGCGCGGACGAGTCGCGACCAATGTCCACGGATGCCCGACGCGGAGGCTGCCAGCGGACTTTTTTCCAGTCAGCGGGAAGCGCGGGCAGCTTCTCGATCTCGGGATGCTGTTGAGCCCAGCCGAGGGCGAATGCCCAAACGCGATTAAGCGCCGGAATCAGCGCGGACGTGCGGCACTCGTAAAACCGGTTGTCGCAGCAGATGGCGCCGCGGAGGGCTGCCCCACCCCATCCGCCTTCGTAGTCGAGAACGGCAGCGGCGGAAATGCCGATGCCTTGGCAAACTTTTCGCTCAAGGTATTGCCAGAAATCACGCATCGCTGGTGACGGGCGATTGCTCTCGAATTGGGTGGCGTCATCGCCCGTTTGCAGAACGAGATTTTTCCCACCGAGTGCGCGAACGTAATAGGCCGATTTGGTTTCGGGCGAAACCGCCGGCATCTGCGAAAGCTGGCCGTCACCAATGATCGCATCTGGCGCCTCACCAGTCGCGGTTTTAATGATGACCGATTTCTCGGACGCGTCCTTCGCTGCCAGCATCTCGAACGTCTGGAGATCGTCCAAGTCGTGCAGCGTGTTGCAGATCGCGTGGAACAGGGAAACGCCGCGGTATTGGTTGACCCGCGACGGCTCGTAAATGTGAACGATGTCCTTCGCGAGGATGATGCGGATTTCAGACGATCCGGCGGTCGTAACTGCGTAGGCCACAGCCTTGCCGGTCGCCTTGTCGATATAAACGCCATCGGCGTCGTGGAGATGCGCAAAACGCTCGTCGTTGGAAATGTTGGCCGAGGTGACGCGATGAGCCTCGATCAGCTCGACGCGCGGGCGTTTCGACTCTGGATCTTCTGTGAGGTGAAGGAAGATTTCACCATCGACGGCAACCGCCCGACTGATGATCGCCTGGACTTGGTAAAAATGAAGACGCTGGCCAAGGTCGGCCCACTCAACCCAGCGATTCCAGAATTTCAGCGCGGCGGCATTCCACTCGCCAGACTCGGAGGCTGGCGTCGGGTTGATCCCGGTCCCAACGACATTCGTCTCGATCAGATCGAGGATTTTTTGAAGTGTCGGATTATTTTTCTCAAACCAGCGCGTGCGGCGCATGATTTCGCGTTGCGTGCCGAAATTCATGTCCTGTTCGGCATCTTGCACGAACGAATACAAGAACGAGCGGTTCGGACTCCACCACGCGGCCTCGTAACGGGCTTTCACCGCTTGCTGGAGTTTAGGAGAACCCGCTAAAACCTTGTTTTTCGTTTTGTCGTCACCGTAGGTTTCAAGCACATAACGCTCGAAAGAACTGAGGACGGAATCGGCCTCTTTCAGCAGGTCGAAATTACCAGAAGCGGCGCGTTGGGCCGCTGGCTTTTTCCCAAAGAATCGCGCCCACAAGCTGCCCGTTCGTTTTTTGTTTTTCATCGAATTTGCCAGTAAAAACTTGGGCGGAATAACCGGACCGGTTGGTTTCGCGCGCGCAGAGCTGAGAGCAATGCGTTGTCGGTGATGTCCGGTGTCGCGGCCAAGATTTCATCAACCCAGTCCCAAATCCGGCCCAGCATGAGAGCCAGCGTCTCGGGGCTCAGGCTCATGCCGGCCGCCGGCGAAGGCAGCGCGTAGTTGACCGAGCTGCCATCGGTTGCGGTGCCGACCAAGGCCAGACCTTCGCTCGTCGCAGTAATCCGCGCTTGCGCGGCCTCTTTGAGCGCGGCTTGAAAGGTGATTCCGCGCGCTTCCGCGTCCCATTTCAGGGTGCGAAGAAATAGGGAAACGTAGTCGGCGGGAATCCGGTGCATCTACCGAAAGCCCCCCGCGTCAAGGATTGCCGGGTTACACCCCTTCCGTCGGCTTCGACTCGGGAACCAGCGCGTCCAGCTCGATGCCGGCCGGGATGAGCTTCGCCTGCATCGCCGCCAACACCTGCATTTTTGCACAGTCGAAGGCGTGATTGTTTCGCGACGGACAGACCCAAACGAGCACGCGTCGACCGGTGAATTTGTCTGTGCGCGGACGTTGGAACTCGGCGGTCATCTGCACGGCGTATTCGCGCTCCATCTCGTCCATCGCACCGTCGGCCACCTTCGGCTCGACCCAATGACCGGCCTCGATCAGCCCTTGCACGCGACTGGCCATCGTTGGAGCTGAAAAAATGATCAGCGGGCAACGCTTCCGGCCTTCCTCGGCAGTCCCGACCCCAGGATCTCCGTAGGTCAACGGGGCCCACGGTTTCAGGACTCGTTGCGTCGATCCGTCCTGCATTTTCTGCGGATGATAAAACGCCTTCTTCTCGTCGCCTTTAACAGCAATCCATCCGTAACGGATGCAGGCAGAGTAAACGCCGCCGTCTCCCCGCGCCTCAAATCCCGAATCGATGACCGTGCAATTCTTCGCCACGCCGTAGCGGATCCGTAACGCCTCCAGCTCGTGCTCGCTGTGAGCGCGGCCAAAATATACGCGGCGGCTTTCGCCGGTTCCCTTGGCCCACGCTCGAATTTGAACCCAGTAGGTTTGCTCGCCCTGCCTGTCGATCGACATGAACCGGATCGCCTCTTCAGGCCAGAGTTTCGCAGCGGGTGCGGTCAAGGATTCAGCTGATTGCTCAAACGTGGCGAACATCTGGTCGCGATCATGAACCGTCGCCTCGCTCGCCATCTCGGCCAGACGTTTCTGGATGAAAGTCACCAGCGGTTCGTAGTTGCCCATGTGCCGCGCGCGTTGCGCCGCCAGCCACTGTTTCAAAAGTTCAGCCCACGGGTAGTCGATGAGCGCGTTCCAATGGAACGCCGTCCGTTCCGGGAAATCGGTGACCTCTGGACTTTCGGCGCCGAGCTTTTCGCACACCCAGCGACCCCGAGACCGCCACGCCTGCCGCGTGCGTTCGTGATCGAAATGTTCATGGCCGCAATGCTCACAGGCAAAGCGCAGGGTCGCTATTCCCTTGGCGACATCGTATCCACCGCCTGGCTGGCGGGGTGCGTCGAACAACACGCCCCACCTCGTTCGATCCGGCCGCCATGCCGTCCATTTCGGGAAAAAATACCGGCCACATGAAGGCGCGAGGCATGGAACGGCAAAATCGTGCATCACCTGTTCTTTTACGTGATTATCCCAGTCGCTTTCGGTTTCTCCACCCTGTGAAATACACAGAAGCTTCGAATTCCCCATCTTCACAAAGTCGCCAAGACGGGCAATCGCCTGCCCCATGATCCCGGCCTTGTAGGCCCATGGCTCATCGAGGATCACCCACTTGAAGCCGCGACTTTGAAAATTCGAAATCGCAGGTCCACAAAATATTAACGGAAGGCCATTGTTGAAAATGATTTCCTGTGTTCTCTGCCGATGCCGATTGATCGGAAGCATCGACTGGAGCGGCGGGCAATTATCGATGATCGGCCATTGCCGAAGCTCCGCGTGCTCCTTCGCGATTTTCTCATCGTGGAATGCCCAAAGCACGCCGGCGTTGTCGCATGAGATTGCCCATGGCGCCGCCACATCGGCGATAAGTGTTCCGCCACCTCGGACGGGTTTTAATATCGAGACTTCTCGAACGCTGTCGCTTTTTAAGGCCGCGAACGGACCGGCAAATTGAGGGGAAACACTGGGATTGAATTTTCCAGTCCGGCTGAGAGTTGGAGGGAGCTCCACGTGCTCCGCACCCCAGACCGGAATCGGGCGGCGATCAGGCGGAGAAAAAGCCGTTCGCCATGCACGCGCTAAATCAATTTTTTGCTGACGCAGAGCCATCAACCAATGGCTCTGCGTCAAGAGGCGCTCCCGCATTCGACGGTCTAACATGAGCGCCCTCATCGAAGTGTTTTCCCATTCCGTCGATCAGCTTAAATACGTCAGTCCATATACCGCGTAGGATTGTTCGGCAGGCCGCAACGTCGGCACCAGGACAGGCGGCAGCGAACAACAGAGGATGCTCCGCCTCGCTTTTGGCACGAAGAGTATGCAGTTCACCGCCGGCGCGCTGAAATCGCTCTACAACCCACGCGCGGGACACGAGCTCTCGCTGCTTGGCGTCATTCGCGATTGTCAGCCGGCGAACCTCCTGCGCCAGCTTTTGCTCGCGCAAATCACCGCCGCCAGCCGTATCAATCGGATTTTCTTTCAGCCATTTTTTAAAGTCCGCAACATGAACCCGCCCGCCTCGGAATGCTGGGCATCCAGCACCCTTTGCTTTTTTCAAAACAGAAATCGGTAGATCAAGCGCACTCGCTGCAGCTTTTACGCTGTCGTAAACCTCTGCCAGCGCGCGTTTTTTTATTTTTTTGATTCTCATAAAAATGGTGCGAGGGACTTAACGCC